CCTCAAATTCCCTCAAATTCCCTCAAATTCCCTCAAATTCCCTCAAATTCCCTCAAATTCCCTCAAATTCCCTCAAATTATATAAAATTCCCTTTAAAATTTCATCAAATTATATAAAATTCCCTCTAAAATTCCCTCAAATTATATAAATTCACCCAATTTACTCGAATGAACTCGAATGAAAACACCAGCCAGCGGATAATGAGGCCGCTGCGGCAGCTGCTCCGTTATGAAGTATGAAAAAACACTACTTTTAATCAATATAGGAAATAATAATAAAAAGAGAATTCTCCCGGGGAATTCTCCGGTGAATTCCCCGGTGAATTCCCCGGTGAATTTTAATTTCCCAGGAACTCGAAATTGGCCTTTATTTCATACTTCATCACGGGCATTCCTTGCGGAGGCAATCAAATCCGCCGGCATATCGTCATCCTCCATATCGACAAACCGCCATCGAGTCCAGGTACTCCGTTTCCATGAACGGCCACATATCCGCCGGCATATCGTCACACACTTAAATAACTTAACTGATCTAACCATTGTAGATCAATGCCGCGTGTTATCGGGCTCACATTCGCAACTAAAGAATACAATGGTTCCGCTGAGGCGCTCCGTCACTCCGCATTGACAACTGGAGAGTTCGACGAATTTAGGGTCTTTGGTCCCAATGATATCGAGTGGCTCATGAATACTCATCCGGATCACTTCGAGAACTCCAGAGGCTTCGGCTGGTGGTTATGGAAGCCCTTCATGATCAAGTCCGTTCTCGGCCAGCTTCCAGAAAACGATGTCGTTGTGTATTGCGATTCCACCATGATGTTCGAGCGTTCCATCAAGCCGTATGCGGAGTCAGTTACAAACGGAAACCCTATATTAGTATGCAGATTGGGCAATTGGTCCAATAACGATTATTCAAATAGAAAGTGGACGAAAAAATCAGTTTTCAACGCGATGGGCGCAGGATCCGTGGCAGGAGATGCCGTTCAACTTAACGCTGCTTTCCAGGTATATAAAAATTGCGCGGAATCCGTGGCTTTCGTCAGCGAATATCTGAATTATTCTCTACAGCTCGACATCATCAACGACGACGGTAAAGACTCCTCGGTATATGATACTCGACACGATCAGAGCATCCTTTCTATCATGAGTTCCGAGCATCCTCGCGTCACCATTTCTCGAGATGTTTCGCAATGGGGCAAAAAAGACCCTCCTGCGTCCGTGAGGCAACCGACCGGAGGTATCGTAGAACTTGATTCTCTCGACAAGAATGGAATCATGCACAATCTCGTCAATCATCACCGACGGATTCTCAAAATTCCTAAAATCGCGGTGATCACTCCGACGCTCGGAGGCTCGTTCCTCGACAAGTGTATCGAGAGCGTTCAAAAATCTTCGCTTCCAAACATCGAGCACTGGATTGTGGTCGACGGAAAAGAACACGAAGCCAAAGTAAACTCGATCATTTCCAAATACGAGCATCGCCATCCTGTCGTGAAATTCGTCCTGCCCAAGAACGTCGGCGCGGGTGGCTGGAACGGTCACAGAGTTTTCGGTTCGGTCCCATGGCTCGTAGAAGCTGATTACATCGCATATCTGGACGATGACAATATCGTGACGCCGTCTCACTATAGCGATCTTCTGAGAGGCATCGTCAAGAACCCCGAGAACAAATGGGCGTTCTGCCTCCGTTCTCTGATCGACAAAGACGGAGCCAACATCGGATACGACAATTGCGAATCACTCGGTGGGATCTCACACACGGTTGCGGGTCGCGGAGATTACCTCATCGATACTTCGTGTTATCTTGTCGAGCGGGATCTAGCAATCGAACTCGCTCCCACGTGGAATGCCAAATTCAGAGACGAACGCGGACGACCTGAGCCCGATAGAGAGCTCTGCAAGAACTTGCTGATGTCGGCGCCTCATGCCGTCGTTCGCAAGCATTCTCTCGGTTATCGCATCGGTTCTACCGGGCTATCTGTGACGGGCAATTTCTTCGAGCAAGGCAACAAATTGTTCGGATACGATTTCGGTAAGTTTGACGACGTATATATTTTCCATTTTTCCCAGAAGGCCACTGAAGATTTTATGGTCGCACGCCATAAGTATAACGAAAGGAGCTATGCGCTCGACGAGTGGCAACTCACCCTGCTCCGGGGGCTGGATGGAATGAACGGCGGTAAATATAATCTGATCGACGGATACTCGAATTATCCGAACATCCCGCACGGCGCCACCGTCTTGGTAAGTTTGTGCAATCCGGGCGATATCCCCCTGGAGTTCTTGGTTCAGCGTCCCGATCTTCATAAAATTGTATACACGCTCGAGTCGCCCAATATTCGCCACGCGGGTCAATGGAACGGACAGTGGCTCACGCAGCACTTCGACGTCCTGATGACATATTTCAAGCCATTCCTCGATACTCGCAACGACGTCGTGTTTACCGCGCACAATTGCCATCACGGTTCCATGGACGATCCTCTAGATCGCACCGCACTCCTTCGCGAAAACGCGGGAACTGATAGATCGATGTGTATTGTTTTGGAGAGGCGCCCAGAGCTGATGGGAAAGCAAGAGTATGCGGTTAATGGAATCCATCTAAAGTGCCTCGATTATCTCCGCGAGGAACTTGTCAAAGGTTTGAATGACGTCACTGCTTTCGGAATCAATTGGGCGGAGATTGCCGACGGAAAGCACATCAAAACGTTCCAAAATGTACACAGGTCTAATGATCCCAAGTCCGCGGTCGACCACAAGATGAATTTCGTATTCGATCTGGTGGTAGAAAATTGCGACGCCGAATGGTATGTATCTGAGAAGTTTTACGATTCTTTGAGTGCCGGATGTGTTCCTCTGTATTACGGCAACGTATATGACCAATTGAAGGAGCTCATCCCAGAAGGACACGACGGCGCTTATTTTGATCTTAAAAAACGTGGTATCGAGACCGGCGAACAACTCCAAAAGTTGATCGATTCTATCAGTGACGATCAATTGGCGAAGATGCGGAAGAATGTCGTGAAGTATCGCGAGGCAGTCCTGAGATCAGTAGGAATCAAATCCTTCGCGGATTGTGCAGAAAAGGCAATTGCTCTTGCGAAAGAACTAAAAAACAAAGTTGAACTTGTATAAACGGCGAGTATCATACGTCAGATTGGAAATGCCGTTCCGCCAACACTTATTAGAAGATAGGTAAATTCATGATGATGTTCTTGGTGAAACGTCCGGATCCACACACCTTTTTGAGATAATATTCTGTTCTGCTATCACACAGTGACGCATACACTTTATCGACGTCGTTGCCAAATATACCAACGATAGAAAGATCAAACAGAAAAGACTCCGAATCAAACAACGATGCTTTCAACACGTATTCCGCTCCCATTACTACGCTGTTACTTCTCAACAACAGAATACATCTACCACTGTGCGTTTTCATTTGTTTGTTGATGAACAGCCTGTCTTGGCCGAAATTTACTTCTCCATGTCCGAGATCATTCCTGAGAACGAATGGCGTGTGTGACGAGTCTCTCGAAAAGTAATCCTTGAGCGTTTTTGTCATCATCCCATATTTCACAAACACATCAAGATCCTTCAATTTCTTCACTCCTTCAGACAACGTAGTTAACTCTCGAGCATCTGCTGTAATAAACCCGCCAAAACTGTACTTTGAGTTATCTCCCGGCGTGTTTTTTATTACGAGGATGCTTATTCCAGCCTTTGTATCTTCGAAAGTATGTTCGCGAATGGTTTCAAAATGTATGATCTTCTTCGTAAGTACAAGATCGCGGACTGGTTGCGAGAAATGACCGTTCATAATGGTAGACGGCAGCACCATTGCCAAAACACCATTCTCGTTAAGGTGTTGAGTAATGCACTTGTATAGAATTTCGATATACAAGTTAGATCTTCCCACAGACGCCTCCTTGATTACTGATTTCATTTGAACAAACGGAGGATTTCCTATAACAAGGTCAAACTTCCCTCCGTCAAACGTCAAAAAGTTCTGATTATGAATAATCGCTCTCGGGGCATTATCCTTGGCAACCCCCGTTAAAGTCTCATCCAGTTCTACTCCGACGAGTTCGGCTTCTGGAAACATCATCTCACAGTCTGCCAAAAATTCTCCCGACCCGCACGTTGGTTCTAGCACGCTTTTGGGAGTTATGTTTATATGGCGTAAGATAATGTCTCGGAGTGGTTTTGGCGTAAAAAATATACCATGCTTGGCTCTGTGTTTCATGCCAAGCTGTTTTTGAACCAAAAGAGACGACTCGAGAAAATCCATTACGAGTAAACCGTATTTTAATTTTCATATTTTTACTATACGAATCTTCACAAATTATTAAATATGTTCGTAAATTCCCACGTTGTTTGAGGAGTCTTCGAACTCTTTGCATTGTCCAACCCGACCGCCCAGAACCCAGTGAATACCACCCACGGAGTTTTCTTCACGAATGCCATTACTTCTTTTGCGTTGTCAACAGTAAATATTTCGTTCGGAGTATCATTCTTTCCTATTTGAGGAGTGATTCCTACGCCGGTGTAAGAAAGTCCGAGAGCATCACACTGCTTCTTCGTAGCGGTTGCAGCAGAAATCGCAGCTTGTCCCATGTGTTTTTCGTTATTGCCGTAGCACATCGCCATGATGTTTACGGCGTTCACCTTGACTCCCTGCGCCTTGGCATCTTTGAGAATATTCAATCCTTCGGTTTGCAGCCCGCTTTGCATACAAGACAGCGTATAATCGACCTTCAAATCAGGGTACTTTTTCTGGAGAATCGCCAATGCAAGATTCCTGCGTTTGATGCTCGAAGCATCCGACGCGGTAGATCCTTCGATGTCCATGTCGATATACCGGGTGTTGTACATTTTTATGACGCTCTCGTACGCATCGGCAAGCTTGTTGACATCCTTGATATCGACAGCAAGCTCTGTTCCGGTTGCGCCTCCGAAGGACATTCTGACAACACCGCCTTTTGCTTGTACTGCTTTCGCTTGGCTTACGTACATGTTGATATCCATGGTTCCGTCGAATTTTGGAGTGCCGTTCGAGGACAACACAAAAGCAATCGTCACGTTTTTCGTAGGAATCTTGTCGAGAGTGTTTGCGTCGTTCCACCCACTCCAAAAGTTCCAGCATTCGGCATATGGCGCGAAGCAAACGCTGACGAGGAGATCTTTGAGTCTTTTTTGATTGTTCGGGCCAATACCGGCGTATCTCGTTTGAAGATCTTTTATCACGGCATCCGGATCTTCGTTTTTACAACGTCTGACAAATTCCTCTGATACTTTATTCCATTCAGCGTTCGCGTCTGGTCTCTGAGCTTGCATCATATTATTATAATGTAACATTATTATTATTATGATAATAGCTCATCGAGGATTTTCATCAAAGTTCCCAGAGAACACGATCTTGTCATTTAAAAAAGCTCGAAATAAAGTGATCGAATTTGACGTTAGGAAAACGTTGGATAATATTCCGATCGTCATGCACGATCACACTCTGGACAGAACGACGACCGGAACTGGCCACGTACGAAAACACACATGGAAATACATCAGGAACATTCGTATCAAGAATTGCGACGAACAAGTTCCTTCGCTCGACCAGGTGCTGAAAACCTTCGGAGAAGAATACTCGTACGACATCGAGATCAAATCGACCGATACTGCCGGAGTCGTCGTGGACTGCATCAAAGAATCGAAGCTCCCATACGGAAATTTTCTCGTGACATCGTTTAAATGGGATGAAATCAGGAATGTTCGCAAGCTCGACGATCGAATACTCACTGGTCTGATATCGCTCGTCAGGCCGAAGCGAGCGATACGCGAATGTAAACTCGTCGGATGCGAAGTCGTGGTGTTACCAAAAATAGCGATCACGAAAGATGTTGTCAATTATGCGAAACAACACGGCGTAGAAGTGTACGGATTCACCGTGAATTCTGTTGACGAAGCTCGAATCTTGATCGAATATGGTGTAGCTGGAATAATTACAGATGATTGCGAGATGATCATTTGAAAACATTAAGCAAGGAATTGAATACCGATGTTTTCGATGTGAGCGATTTCTCGATCCTTGTATCTCCGAGGATATCTGCCGCAACGGACAGCTTCCTTTGCTGAACCGCGATGATGTGATCATCTATCGTTCCGTTAATGACGAGTCGCTTCACGGTCACCGCATTTTTCTGTCCGATACGATGAGATCTCGCGATCGCTTGGAGCTCGGAAGTCGCATTCCAGGCAAGCGAATTAATAAATACTCTGCTGGCGACTTGAAGATTGAGACCGATGCCGCCCGCCTCGATCTGAATGATGAAGAAATTCACGTTGTCGTCATTCGAAAATCTTTCGATCGCTTCCGCTCGGTCTTCCATTTTGATCTTGCCAGAAATGACCACCGAATCGTGTCCGATCTCCTTCAGCATATTTTTAACCGATTCGATCTCCTTGATCCAGTGAACGAAGATAATCGTTTTTTCTATTGGAGTATCCACGATGTCTTTGCGGAGCATGCTCAGCTTCGTGGACTGACCGTCGAACACCGTATCGGCGACTCCTTCCGGAATCAACGATGCGTTCGTGACTGCTTGGCGAAGTCGAAGAAGCTGCTCCAGGATCCTCATGCGACCTTCTCCACCACCGTATGCCTGGTACGCTTTGAGCAACATCTTACCGTTTTCCAGAAGATCGGCATATATTTCTTTTTCGTCCTCCGTTTGGAAATCGGATCGAAGATCTTCGATCGTGAGCTCTGGCATCTTGATGTTGTTGACGTCCTCCTTGACGACTCGGTACAAGTACCTTCTCGCGGCATATGAACATGTAACTTGAAATATTGACATGAACTCGAGCAAAGTCTTGAAATCTTTTTCTGATTTGTTGATCGGAGTTCCCGAAAGGCACCACTTGATCTTGCTCTGAATCCTACTCACGAGCTTGTAGCTCTTCGTTTTATTATTTCTGATCAGATGAGCTTCGTCGACCACGACTCGATCAAATTCAAAATTCAACAACTCTGGCTCGTTCTTCATGCTCCCGAACGTACTGATCGGCGTGATCACGACGCGATGTTCGGCCAAAATATCGCGAGTGATTTTGTTGGTGTTCGAATCATTTGCGGTGAAAGCGAACGGGATGATATTAGAAAATTTTTGGAACTCAGCTTCCCATTGGGGCATGATATTTTTTGGAACCACAATCAAAGTGTGTTTTTTAGGATTCGCGCAGATCGCGGCGATCGTCATGATAGTCTTGCCGAGCCCCATTTCAAGACACAGAAATCCGCCAGGTGCATCCAAAGATTTTTCACGATTCATCATCCACTCGAACGCTTTCTTTTGATACTCGTAAAGCATGCCGGTGAACTTGAGTTCAGGAGTCATTTTTAATAATGATGTATTGTCAGTTCGAAGTTATATTATATATTCATTTCCACGCCGGGATCAAATGACGAGCGCCCATGTGCGGCCGTATTTAATCTTAGGATTTCCGTTTTTCTTTGTGCCACTCAACGCCTGGCTGATACTACTTTGATCTGCTTTCTCATATTTAATCGATCGCAAATACTCCGCGGCGGCTTCCTGCGATTCGTGCTCTTTTTCCAGGACGCCATCGATGTACGATTCGCACTTTTGTCTCGCTCTCAGAGTGCCGTCGTACTTACCGTTGTCGTATGCGTCCTTGACGTTCTCGGACTGAGTGCCGAGACGGAGCATTTCCGGCCTGAAATCCATTCGATCGTCTTCTTTGTGAAGGACCATCTCGTCCGGTTTCTTGCTCGCCCATTTGTCCGGGAAGAACGTCATGAACGCGACGACGTGAAGACTCCAAATTTTTCCGTTGAAACTGATCGTAGGATATCCATTCAGCAGACCGAGCCGATCTTTCTCGAGGACGTTTTCCGCGTGATTCGTGACGTATTTGACGCGATTCAAGTTCGAGACTCGCCACATTCCTTGTTTGTTCTTCGATCCTTCGATGTCCTTCCACACTTCGCCTGGAAGATCCGGATATTCCTTGTACGCAAATCCGTGCTGCTTTCTTATAGCGTAATGTTGGATCATCGTGGAATTGTATTCGCGGCCATACGGATTCTTCTCGCCATTCGAATTTAGATAGTCAGCCCATTCCTTTTTTGTTTTCTCATCGCCGTAGCGAACGACAAGGAACGCGGTCTTCAAAGTGTCCGGCATCGTGCGAGTAATGGCTTGTTCCTTTTTGGTAGCCCACTCGATGTTCTCGAGAATATCATTTTCGCGATTTGTATCTTTGTGCTCCGCGGTGTGTTCCTGAGTCGGCGGCGGACCTATGAACGTGCTCGCGATCGCCCTCGCCACGCGAATACCATGTTGTTTTCCGGAGGCATCTAGGACGCCGACGCTCCGATATCCTGCTTTGTTTGTGCTAGGGCGCAATGCTTCTCCTGTTGCTTTGTTCCTGACGACTCCTTGTTCATCGATGGTATACTTATCGAAGTCCATTCGCACTTTATGATTATTCTCAAAGTAGTACTTGAGCGGTACTTCCATTCTGTGATATTTACATGATTTGAGTTTATTAAATTACTATGGCATGACGATATGAATCGCCGGGATCAAATGGCATCGTCATCTTTCTTTTTGGTTGGTGATGGAGTCCAGTATCCTAAAATACTCGTAATGATCGGAAGATACATTCCTGGATCTCCGCGCTTCGTGACGAGCATGCCCATCGAAAACACTAGAACCGAAGTACTTATCGCTACTCGTACTTCGAACTCCGTAATTTCGCGGTCGAATATAACTTTCTTTTCTAACGGCTGTGGAATTATTATTTGACGTTTGATGGATTGCTTACATTTTATATGTGGGACGTTCGTGCATGGTAATTTAATTTTTGTCCACATATTTATTCTTTATATTTTTTAAACGCCGGTCGAGCCAAATCCACCCGTTCGAGTCGTTTCATTCATTTCGAGCACGACGGCAACGTCAGGAGTCTTGATGACTTCCAGGACGAGTTGAGCAATTCTATCGCCGGTTTTGATCACGAATGGTTGATCGCCCGAATTATAAAGAATGCATTTCACCTCATTTCGATAATCTGGATCGATCACGCCGGCAAATACATCGATACCGTGTTTGTACGCCAGACCACTTCGCGGTGCGACTCGACCGTAGGTACCCTCCGGCAGTCCGATGGCGATTCCGGTAGAAACTGCGAGGCGATCGCCGGGGGAAATAATAGCATCTTCTGCGCTTGACAGATCGTACCCTACGGACCCCTCGGTCGCTCGAGAAGGTACGACTGCGTGTTCGACGAGCTTCTTAATGAGCAGTGACATGATAATTTGTATGGAATGAGTTCCTTTAAATTGTTAATGAGTGACGATATATACTCCATATCGACACTTATCGATACAAATACGACATTCGAATATGTATTATAAATGTCGCATATTCTCGCGTTTCATTTCAAAACTGATCAAGAAATAATTGAGCGTCATATTGATCCGAGCGTGATCGATAAAGTGTTCGATACGAACGCAAAATTCTTAGAGTGTTTGTCGAACGTCACCCGATCGTCCATCGGAAAAAACGTGAATTTTTCGCCTTTGACGATCTCGACGATGACGATCACGGGGAAATTCGAGCACGACCAGATTGAACTTCCGATCGTGCGGATCAGAGAGGCTTTGGAAGATCACACGCTCGAAGACGGTTTATATATCGGACAAGTAAAAGTTTCGAAGACTAAAAAAGTACTTGATGTTCGTAAATTCAACCATCAGGTGTCCTTCATGTTCGAGAAAAAATCTGCGAAATTATTTTATAACGGAACGATCCATGCCACCGGATTTGCAACGATCATAGAATTCGTTCATATTTCGTTATTGATCGCAGAATTCATAGAAAAAACTGTTGGTATTCGAGTGAAACTCGCTGATTTCAACACGAATTTAATAAACGCCGGGACGATCGTTCAACGCGGTTCTTTTCCTCTCTCATTTTCGCCTCATTGCGTTTATGTGAACGCACAACAATCAGGTCTGAACGCGTTTTTCGATCCCGAACGTCACCCTGCAGTCAAGTTACTGCTATTCGAAGATTCTAAAAAAATATCAACTGCATTCGTTTTTGGAACCGGGAGCATCGTTATTTTTGGCGCAAAAAACGTCGAACACATATCGAGGATGTTTGACGTGATAGCAAATTTTCTCAGCGATATTCAACATTTTGGAACGACCACGTCGTTGAGGAAAACAACGGTAAAGAAAGACTTCTCGATCTCGCACGGATACCTATCGAATTCGTATACGTTATGCGTTTCACCATGTTCTTAATTCTAGTGAAAATATTTAAAAACATCATATATACTATTATTTTAATTAGAAAACAAGAGTCCTCCAAGACCGCTCATCACGCGCAAAATATTAAAGTTTTTTCCGAACACCGTGATATTGTTGAATTTAGTGAGACCGGCAGAAAGTGTCGTGGACGTATCTAAGATATCGGCTATACTATTCGCCGTCGCCGCCTTATTCGTGACAGATAACGTCACGGAGTCTAAACGACTGAAGTTTAGAGTTCCCGCGGAGTCTTGTTCGTTGCTTTTGACTCCGAACGAATACATATAAATTCCGGCGGATGGGGCTTGACCGACGGCTTGAACTGGCTGAACGAGATTGAAGTATCCTCCTGGACGCTCGGAGAAACGGTCAACGCCATTGCATTTGAGGATCGCGCTGTACAACGGGGCAAACGCTTCGTTCGTTTCGAATTGATTGTTGCTCGTCGTGTACTGCCCGTGAAGATTAGACTTGTAGAACCAAATAATGTATCGAATAGGTAAATTGAAAGAGATATCGTGCGAGTCAGTCGTTATAGAATCGGAGATAGAAACGGGAATCGTGAACGTCTGTACTTGTTCGATCATGTATTCGTGGGGTTTACTTGCGAAATATTCGCGTTCTAATCTGTCGAGGAATACGTAATCGGTATAAAATCTGACTTGAGGGACATATACGGAATCGATGCCAACGATATTAGACGGCTCGTTGAAGACGAATTTCAGCTGGATGTCGTGATATTGCAGTGCGATCATTGGGATGGCATTCGATATGTGATTCGAAAAAAATAGAGGAATATCGATATAAAAAGTACGAA